CCCCCGCCCCGCGTCGATACCCCGCGACGGTATCGTCCGGCCCCGCCGTCGGGCTCGCGGCCCGGCCCCGGCCCCCGGCCCGCCCGGCCCCGGCCCATGATAAACACGGCGAGCGTCCGGAGGCCCGCTGGCTGGTAACATGGCCCAGGCCCTACACATCTGTTTCACGTGGGACGGCGGTTGATGCATGACGGTAACATGGGTTACATGACGGCAACATGGGTTGCATGACGGTAACATGGGTTGCATGACGGTAACATGGGTTACATGGCGGTAACATGTTGCACCACGACGAACGGCGTATGACGGGGACGTATGACGGGGAAATATGATGGGGAAATATGACGGGGACGTATGACGGGGAAATATGACGGGGAAATATGACGGGGAAATATATAGGGGTGGGGGTACACCTTGAAAAGTTTGACCTACATTCACGTTTCCATGTCTTTCGTCGCTCTGAGCCCGCCCCGCATCTTTCCTCGAAGGACATTCATCTATATCGGATGGCCCTATCGGAATCGAAGGCAAACGTCTTCGGGCAAGAGAAAACACCCCAGTTCTGTTGATCACACGGCCTGGAGGGAGAAGGGAGCAAACGTCTTCGGCCCCTCGATTCATCTTCTGTCCCCAATTGACAGTTTCGGCCCCCTGTGGTATAATATGATCATGAGGAATCATGATTATGAAAAGGTTCTGGGATCTTCCCCTTCCGTCTGGCTATGACGATAGCGCCATATTGGCGAGGACTATCATTCTCAATTATCGCCTTCGGCAAGAGGGCCTGGAACTGGAAAGGAGAGAGGCATTGGTTAAGCAACTGATGGTCTTGGCCAAGTTCGAAGGCGATTCCAAGGCCAAAACCAAACAAACGGCGGCCCCCCTGCGGGCTGCCCTGCGGGCTTAGACATGTTTGGTCCGGCCCCGGTCTACTACAGGGGTTCACTCTCCCCCTGCCGGTGTCCGGTAGCCCCCTCCCCTGCCGCACGCCCCTGGATTCGGGGCCGGACCAAACATGCCTAAGTTAGCTGACCTCTACGGCGTCGACCTGAACAGGCTGGGGGAATACCGGCCTGAGTATACCAGTGTCATGGAACGGCCCCTGACGCCCCTGGAAGAGGAACAGAGGGCAGCGCCGGTTGATCGGGAATACGCGTCGGGACGCCTTGAAGCCCCTATGTTCTCTCCTGATGACCTGATAGGCTCCGGGGTGTTCACGAAACTCACTCCCCTGGCAAAAGGGCTGGGGCCGGCCCTGGCAGCGGGCATACAATCCGGCAAGGCTGAAGTCTATTCTTTGCGCGGTAAGAACGGGAAGCCTGTCGCCACTGTCGAGATAGACGCTTCTGATCCCAATCGGCCCCTCATCACCCAGGTCAGGGGCAGGTTTAATAAAACGAGTCTTCCTGATGACGTCGAGGCCATGATCCAGGGCTTCGCAGAAAAGAGGGGGGCGGAAATTGCATCTCGTTGAACAACCTAAGACCGCCATGGAATGCCTGAGAGACGACGAAAGGGCGTTCGTGATGGCCTATGTCGAGTCCGGGTATTCCCTGGCAAAGACCATCGAGAGTCTGAAAATTACTCGAAGCCAAGGAAACAAGTTCTTGGCCAGGACAGACATTCGCCGGGCGGTCATGGAAGTGCAGAACGACATCGACTCGATCGATTTCCTGAACGAGAAATGGGTCAAAGCCCAGATCATGAGGCTGTTTCCCATGGTCATGGGCGAGGAAGACGTCCCGGCGGTCGACGCGCAAGGGAATCAGGTAGGGGTGAAGCAGTTCTTCCCGGCCATTGCGATGAAGATCCTGGAGTACGTGGTGCCGAAGAAATCCCCTGGGGTTGCCGTGAACGTCAACGTAGGGTCGGAAGACTTCTCGACGTATTCCCAGGAGCAGCTCGACCAGTTCATCAGAACTAACATTGGGGCTTTGCCCCTGGAGTACGCCAATGAAAAAATCGCCAATGCCCCCGAAACCAGCCCCGAGCCCCCGAAAGAGCCCGCCCCGGCCCTGCAAGTAGCCCCAGAACTTCCGACCGTGCCTGACCTCTCCGGTCCTCACCCCACAAGAACGAGAGGAACGACAATTGCAAATCGCTAAAGAGGTCCTCGCCGCTGCCATAGCAGAGAAGAATCGGAGGATGCGGGAAAACAAGATTTCCACGTATTACCCCGATACTGGTCCTCTGCGGCGCGAGTTGTACCCGAAGCATACGCAATTCTTCGAAGCCGGTTCCGTGTATCGGGAACGGATGATGATGGCCGCTAACCGGATCGGAAAGACGGAGGGCGTCGGCGGCTATGAATTAGTCCTTCATTTGACGGGTCAATACCCCTCTTGGTGGACTGGCAGAAGATTCAACCGCCCCATCAAAGCCTGGGCAGCCGGCGATACCGGCAAAACGGTCCGCGACATTCTCCAGGAAAAGATTCTGGGGCCTGTTGGCAGTTTCGGAACTGGCCTGATCCCTAAGACCTGTATCAATAAGGTGCTCAACAAGGCCGGGATCGCCGATGCTGTTGAGATCGTGTCCGTCAAGCATATTTCCGGGGGCAATTCGAGGCTTACGTTTAAGTCCTACGATCAACGGCGCGAGGCATTCCAAGGAACAGAACAGGACGTGATTCTTCTGGATGAAGAACCGCCCATGGATGTGTACACGGAATGCTTGATGAGGACCATGACCAACAACGGGATGGTCATGTTGACGTTTACCCCGCTCATGGGGATGTCGGAAGTGGTCCTATCCATACTTCCGAAGGGCACGGAATCGGAAGACGGTGAGGCCGACGAATCTCAGTCTAAGTTTGTCGTTTCAGCCAGCTGGGACGATGTTCCTCACCTGAGCCCGGCAGCGAAGCAACAGCTCTGGGATTCGATTCCTCCGTTCCAGAGGGACTCCAGAACCAAGGGGATCCCGCAGCTGGGTGCTGGGGCCATTTACCCGGTCCCGGAAAGCGACATCATTGTTCCAGATTTTGCCATCCCAGACCATTGGCCGCGTGGGTACGCCCTCGACGTGGGCTGGAGCAGGACTGCCGCTTTGTGGGGTGCCCACGACCTGGAATCGGACATCATTTACCTTTACAGCGAGCATTACCGGGGGCAAGCAGAGCCGTCCGTCCATGCTGAGTCCATCCGGGGTCGTGGGAAATGGATTCCCGGTTGTATTGACCCGGCTGCACGGGGCAGATCCCAGCGCGACGGCGAACAGCTGAAACAGCAGTACGAGGATCTCGGGCTGGATCTGATGAATGCCAACAACGCCAAAGAGGCTGGGATTTACGCCGTCTGGCAGAGGCTGTCGTACGGCAAGATGAAGGTGTTCTCAAGCCTCAGTAACTGGAAGGGGGAATTCCGTCTGTACCGCAGAGACGATAAGGGACAAGTCGTCAAGATCAACGACCACCTGATGGATTGTATGCGGTACATCGTCATGACGAGATCGGAGTACTTCAAGGTGAAGCCAGCCCCCAAAGAGGAAGAAGATCGAGCAATCCAACATCTGGGAGGTTTCGCGTGGATGTCATGAACGGGAAAAACACCATCGGGGTTGGGCCGGCCACTTTGGCCGTCGGGGTCACTTTGGCGGTGCCCAAGAACATGCAGAATCTCGTGTGGGAAGTCAGCAATGTGTACGTTCCCCCGGAAAATCGGGGCCAGGGCTGGGGCACGAAGGCCATGCAACAGGCTTGCGACCGGGCAGATTCCGCCAACGTTGGACTGTTGATCCATGTTCATGCGGAATGCGACAAGGATCAAGAACGGTTGATCGACTGGTACGAAGGATTCGGATTCGTTACCATTCAGTCTGAGCCTCACTTGATGTTCCGCCCCCAGCGCACGTATAGAAATCTTCACTGATGCCGAAGCTGTCTGACCTTTACGGGGTTGATCTTAGGAAGCTGGCCAAAGAGCCAGAGCCCTGGGACATTCGTTCCGGTCTTCCGGAGCCCGGTTTGGGCCATGTTCCGATCGAGGATTTCTTGCCACAAGGCGCTCTATCGAAGCTGGCTGGCCTTGGTGGCGCTTTGGGCTCGCTGAAGTCTATCGCTGCAGCCAAACGGCTGGGCCATAACCCGGTGTCGAGGGCTCAAGCATTCGTCACCGCCCAACGCAACGCGGCGAAGCCTGTCAGTGAAGGCGGCCTCGGCCTGCGACCGGACAACACTGCGCAGGAACGTGCCGAAGCAATGGGGTTCAAGGGGAAGGGATACCATTACAGCCAGGCTGAAGACGAGATTAGGTCCCTCGACCCTCTGAAGTCCAAGACCCCCATGGATTACATGATCGAGGAGCGAGGGGGTGTCCCTGCTGATTTCCTGGGGACGCATGTCGGGACCAAAAGAGCGGCTGAGGAAAGATTTTACGGGCTAGATCAGGCGAATGAGTATGACGGTCCGGTTGGGGCTACTTATCCTGTCCTGTTCAAGAATGATAGGCCATACATGCCTTATAAGCAGCCCATGGCGGACACGGAAGTGGCGGAGCTGTTGCCAGAGCAGGCCAGAAGGAAACAAGTGCTAGGGGGCCGCAGTGAAATCTTTAGTAAGCATTCTCACATCCCGTACCAGAATGATTATGAGCACATTGGTTCCCTTAGCCACGTCGTTCCTCCTCAGAACCTCCGTTCCCCGTTTGCCGCCTTTGACCCCGCCAATTTGGGCAAGAGCGACTTGCTGGGGCGCATTGATCCACGTCTCGCCGCCGCGATATTCACCGGCACTGCTGGAGGAATCGCATTGAAAGATTTATGGGGGGCCGGTGATGGCCAATAAAGACGACATCCTTGACCTGGCCAATGAGCGGTTCAAAGCCGCGGAAACGGCTGGTCGGGAGAATCGCAAGGAAGCCAAGGATGACCTGGAGTTCCTTAAAGGGGATCAGTGGCCGGCTGACGCCAAGAGAATGCGAGAAGCCGAGCAGCGCCCGTGCCTGACGATCAACAAACACCAGGCGTTCCTGCGGCAAGTTGTCAACGACCAGCGCCAGAACCGCCCGGCCATTCATGTTCATCCAGCCAACGACGGGGCCAGCAAGGAAGTGGCCTTGATCTTGGAGGGGATGGCCAGGAGCATTGAGTACGTCAGCAAGGCTGATATCTGCTACGACACTGCCGTTCAGGGCGCAGCGTCAGCTGGGTTTGGGTTTTTCCGATTCATCACCGACTACGAGAGCGAGACGTCGTTCGACCAGGTTATCAAGTTCGACCGCATCCGCAACCCGTTAGCGGTCAGGATTGACCCGTCGTCCAAGCAGCCCGACGCCAGCGACATGAATTGGTGCTTCATCGAGTCGTCGATGGCCCGGTCTGAGTTCAAGAAGGAGTACCCGAACGCCGAGCTTTCCAACGAGCAGGTAGAAACTGAAGACGACATCGTCATTGTCGAATACTACAGCATCGAGCGTAAAGCGGACGAGCTGATCCAACTTTCCAACGGCGAGTCTGGGTTCAAGAGCGACTTGATCGAGCTGCCGTTCGGAGTGACCATCCTCAAGCGTCGTCCCTCCTACAAGCGCAAGGTCATGTGGCGGAAGTTGGCGGGGAGAGAGACTAAGGTGTCAGGGTCGAGGTCATCCGTATTCTCTCTGGCCGAATTCAAGGATGTGCTGGAAGAGACGGAGATACCCTGCCACTACATCCCTGTATTCATGGTCATCGGCTCCGAGGTCGACATTGAGGGCGAGGTAACGTACTCGGGCATCATCCGCGACTCCAAAGACTCGGCTCGCATGTACAACTTCTGGATGACTTCGGCCACTGAAGAAGTCAGCATGCGTCCCAAGACCCCGTACATCGGTGCTGAAGGGCAGTTTGCGGGCCACGAAGAGCAGTGGAGACAGGCTAACATTCGGTCGTTCTCGTACTTGGAGTACAAGCCCAAGGCGATTAACGGAATACTTGCGCCACCTCCCTCGCGCCAACCCATGGCCGACGTACCCCAAGGCGTCCTGCAGATGGCCATGCACGCCTCTGACGAGATCAAGGCGGTCACGGGCATCTATGACGCGAGCCTGGGAGCACGGGGCAACGAAACCAGCGGTGTGGCCATCGGTTCCCGCAAGCAGCAGAGCGATCTGTCCAACTTCCATTACACTGACAACCTCCACCGCACGGTGAGGCACGCGGGCCAGTGCCTGATCGACATGATCCCCAAGGTGTATTCCGGGGAGCGGATTGTCCAGATCATCGGCAGAGATGATTCGATTAGTCATGCTCCGATCAACTCCAAACCAAAGATCCCCCAACTGGTGGAGAGTCCAGACGGTACCGTGGAGGCGGTTCAGCAGATTCTCAACGACGTCACTGTAGGCAAATACTCCGTCATCGTCCAGGCCGGCCCAAGCTACTCCTCGTTGCGGGAAGAGGCCAGGGCAGCCATGATGGAGATGGCGGGCACGTGGCCGAAGCTGATGGACGTTGCGGGCGACGAAGTGGTTAAGGCCATGGACTGGCCGGGGGCTGCGAACATCTCTGACCGTATCCTCAAGACCATCCCGCCTGAGTTCAGGACGACCGAAGGCGAGGAGCAACAACAGATTCCCCCGCAAGTTCGGGAGATGATGTCTCAGGCCACGGAATATATCAAGCAGCTCGAACAGGCGCTGCAAGAGGCGCAATCTGGGGTGGCCGTAGCCCAGATCAAGGCTGAGAGCGATCAAGCTATCGCGGCTGAGAAGAATCAGACTCAGCGCGACATTGAAGAATTGAAGGGGATGATCGCCCTGCTCCTGAAGAGCATGGAACCGCCCCCACAACTAGCAAGTACGGTGTCCAGCGACACTGCGAAGAACGATTCTGCCCCTCCTGCTGGCCGGCAGGGAACTCAGGCGCAATAGGCCCTCGTGGAGATAACCATGCCAGAAGAAAACGAAGTCCAAGAAGTCATCGAGCAACCTGCTGAAGAAGTCGAAGTTGTCGAGCAGACTCCCGAAGTTGAGGAGATTGCGCAGCAACCTGAGCCCGTAGATCAGGCCGCAGCTCGCCGTCGTTCCGCACAGGAGCGCATCAACGAAATCACTCGCGCCAAGCACGAAGCGGAGCGAGAAGCTGCCTATTGGCGGGGAATCGCCGAAGGGGGACAATCCCCCCAACAGCGCCCCCAAGCGCAGCAGCCCCAAGACCAGCAGATGCCGAAGATTGCCGATTACCAGGACTATGAGTCCTACATCGCCGATCTCACGGACTGGAAGGCCAGGGCGGCTGTTCAGGAGTTCCAGCGCAGCCAACAGGAAGCTCAAACCCGCAGCGAAGCAGAACGTACCGCCCTTGAAATCGCCCAATCGTGGGCTGGTCGCCAACAGGCGGCGAGGGCCAACATTTCTGATTATGATGAAGTCTTGGGCAATTCCAGCACCACAATCTCCCCGTCGGTCACCGATGCTATCCTGACTTCCGAGCGTGGCCCGGAAATCGCGTATCACTTGGCGAAAAGCCCTGAGTTGGTGGGCAGGTTGAATCGGCTCTCTCCCCTGGCCGCTGCCCGAGAAATCGGCAAGATCGAGGCAGTCCTGGACGCTCCCAAGGTCGTTTCGGGGGCCAAGAATCCGCCGCCACCTCCCACGCCGCCAAGATCGTCCCACACTTCCATCCGCGATCTAGGCTCCGCCACTATGGAGCAGTACATCGCGGCTCGAACCAAACAAGGAGCCAGTTGGGCTCGCTAACCCTTCATGAGGAAACCTAAATGAGCAACACCCTCGTTACCTGCAGTATCGTCGCCAAGGAATCCCTGGCGATCCTCACCAACATGCTGGACTTCAGCAAGAACGTCAACCGCGACTGGACCGACGAATTCACCGGCAACATGACTCGCGGGTACGCCCCCGGCCAGACCATCAACATCAAGAAGCCGCCGCGTTACACGTACCGGGCTGGCCGCGTGGCCGTGCCCCAGGCGACCGTGGAAAGTACGGTCCCGCTGACGCTCACGCAGGGCGGCTGCGACCTGAACTTCACGTCCATCGAGCGCACGCTGAGCCTCACCAAGCTGGAGCGCAAGCTGGAAGCTGCTCTGGCCTCCATCGCCGTCGAGATCGACCGCCAAGGCCTGGATCTGGCTCGCACCGCTACGTTCAACTGCCTCAACGGTGCCGGCACGCTTCCGACTACGCAGGCGCTGGCTCTCGCCGCCTTCACTGACTGCAACCGCCGCCTGGACGAGATGGGTGCTCCGCGCGACAAGCGGCGCTATATGACCATGGGGCCAGGTATGAACGGTGCGGCCATTCAGGGTCTGGCAGGACTGTTCAACGCCGGCGACAAGATCAGCAAGCAGTACGGTTCCGGCCTCATGGTGGATTCCCTCGGCCTGGCCTTCGGCATGAGCCAGAACGTCTCCACGCAACCTGCCTCGGCTGCTACGGCCAGCAACATCAACGGCGCGGGCCAGACCGGCTCTAGCATCACGGTCGCAGCCACCGGCGGCGGCACGTTATACAAGGGCGCAAGCATTACGCTTCCCGGCGTGTACGCGGTCAACCCTCAGACTCGCGTCAGCACCGGCGTCCTGGCCAACTTCGTCCTCACCGCCGACGTTGCGTCTGGAGCCACTACCTTGCCGATCAGTCCGGCCATCGTCACCTCGGGGCCGTTCCAGAACGTTACGGCCAGCCCGACCACAGGCCAACCGTTCGTGATCGTCGGTACGGTCAACACGGCGTTCCAGGCCAACGTCGCCTACCATCGCGACGCCTTCACGCTGGCTACGGTCCCGATGTGGTCACCCCCAGGCGGCAAGGGCGTCATCGACGTGGCCCAAGAGACGTATGAGGGGTTCACCATCAAGGTGACGGAGTTCTACGACGGCACGAACGACGACAGCATCATGCGTTTGGATATCCTGTTTGGCTGGGCGGCGACGTACCCCGAGCTGGCCGTCAAGTACTACAGCGTCTGACTCGTTCCACTTTCAAGGAGAAACACATGGCTGTTGTTCTTTCCCGCGCATATGGCGGATTTGCTTCTGGCGCTACCGTGGAGTTCCCGGACGACACGGAGTCCGCTCTCATCGCTCAAGGTTGGGCCGCTGCTGCTTCCGGCGCAGTGGCGCGCTCGTTCCCGTCCAAGTCTTTCAGCCAAATCCAAGTTGGCGTGTTCGGCGGTAACAATGTCACGATCCAGTCGTCAGGGGTTGGTGCCCCTGCATCCCCTCAAGGTCCGCGCATCCTGCCCAACGTCCCGATCCTGGGATTCGCATCGCTCGGCACTTCGGCGGTGCATGTCGCCGGCACGTGGTACCGCTCGGAAATCTTCGTCCCGCATCTCGCGCAATGGACCGGCATCGGCGTTCTCAACGGCGCCACGGTCGGCACCGACAACCTGATGGTTGCTCTGTACGACACGAACGGAGTTCTGATCACCAACAGCGCCGTTGCTGGCGTCCTGTCAGCCGGCGCCAATGCGTTCCAGAACATCGCATTACTGCAGTCGCCAATCCTGCAGCCTGGTCGGTATTTCGTGGCTGTGCAGTGCAACGGCACGACGGCGACAACTCGGCGTCAGGCTGCGGCGAATGGAAGCAACACGATGACGCAGAGCGCCGCTGGCACCTTTGGAACGGTCCCTGCGTCGTTCACTCCGCCGACGACCTTCACCGCCGACGTGGGTCCGATCGCTTGGCTGTATCAGTAACGTGACCTGGGCGGGCTAACAACCCGCCCAATGGGGAAAGCAATGGCCTCTGTTCAAGTACTCATTTTGCGAAGCGGTAGGTCCGACGTTTATGGACTGCCGCTTACTCCTGGGTCCATCGTGACTGTGGATCGCGATTACGCCGTAAGTCTGATCTCTACCGGATTCGCTTCGTGGATGAATCCGGCGGATGCATACGACGGCGAGACGAATCTCCGCAAGCCCAGCGAGAGCTATGTACTCTTTCAATCCGGCATCCCGTTTTGGCTTCCTCCCGGGGATGGCGGAAGTAATGGTCTGAATTTTACTGGAACTCGTGGGGTTTTCACGCTGAGTGCCGCTGCGCCATTGCAGCATGCAGCCGCTTTTACTCGGAATTGCTATTGCTATCTTCCAGCCGGTGCTGGAGGTTTGGTTGCGGGCGGATTGTTCTGGTGTGAAATGTCGGACGACACCAACGGGGAAATTTTCCAGCAAACATATTCTGGAAGCGGTCAACCTACATTTGTTACCTCTCCTACTCCGCATCCTAACTTGGCTGCCGGAAGGATTACCCAGACTCTTTCAGAAGTGGTTGCCTGCTCTGGAGTAGTTCCAGGCGGAAGTATGGGTCCTAATGGAATATTTAGGGCAATATTTGCATTTAGGCAAACAAATAGTGCAACTACCAAAGGAGTTCGAATAAAGTTTGGTGCTAATACCATCGGTGCTAGTTCGGGTACGACCTCAGGATGTGTTGCAGACTATGAATCTTGGGCTCAGAATCAAGGCACTACCGCTAAATACTCGAAGGTATCTGGAAATGTGAGCCGTGCTCACTCTAGTACTACTGCTATGAACTCCTCAGATTACTTAACTACAGTGCAGGATACCTCTGTGGATGTTCCTTTTTCTGGAGTCATGTATCTTGGAGCCACAACGGATTCAGTAATTCTGGTGTTTAGAAAAGCATCAGTGGAATATGGAGCATAATGATGCCTATTGCTAAATTTGACAATACTGCTGCCGGTAAAACGCAAGCCAATGCCATACCTGACCCCAAGTACATCATGGAAGGGGCAAGAATTACGGTCTTCACCGGCGCGGATATGCCTCCAGCAGAAGCGGTTGCCGACCCATCGTCAATCGTGCTGACGGCCCATCAGCTGCACGCCGGTGCTCTTGCTATCGGCCAAACCAGACTGAACGAGCTGAAAGCCCTCATTGCGTCCCCGCCAACCCCGGCAATTGGCTTGTATCTCGGAATGAGCCAAGCCATAGCTCGGTCATCTCCAAAGGTCAATCAGGCGCGTACAACTCTCGGCTGGAGCGCTGCGCTGATGAACAGCATCTTCGTCGCCGGCAGCGGCATGGACCCGTAACATGACTATCACCGCCCTGCAGTTGATTACTAGCTCAATGAGGTTGTTGGGGGCCGTCGCATCTGGCGAAACCCCGACTGCTGACGAGCAGAATGACGCTTTGGTAGTGCTGAACGACCTGCTCGACTCCTGCAACAACAAGGGACTGACGATCTACTCCAACAGCATTCAGACGTTTAACCTGACTCCTGCCAAGCAGACTTACGCCATCAGCGCAGCATCGGTCGCCCCTGAGTTGACGGCCAACCGCCCGGTTTGCGTCGAGTACGGGTACATCACGTACCAGGGGACCGACTACCCGCTGAGGACGACCCTGACCCGCGACGAGTGGATGGACATCGCGTCCAAGAGCACCCAATCTATCATCCCCTGCTTCCTGTACTACGAGCCCAAGTACCCTGCCGGGGAGATCAAGCTATGGCCGGTGCCGCAAACAGCGGTAACGATGACCCTCAGTCTGAATGACCAGTTCGCAGCCTTGGCGTCCCTGAGTTCCTCCATTGCCTATCCTCCCGGCTATGCCAAATGGATGCGTTATCAACTTGCGGTGGAGTTGGCGTCAGAGTTCAAGCTGACCCCGCCAGAGGCAGTGGTCCAGACGGCAAAGGACGAGTTGGGGGATATCCAATCAAGGAATACCCGCCCAGCCATTTCCGAGTTTGATCCTGCCCTGACCAACGGCAGCGGCTCGACGTTGGCAGCGTTCATAGGGGGGTACTGACGTGGGCCGCGAGTTTCTGGGTACTGACCTCTCCACGTCCAAGGACGATAGAACCAGCGGCCCCCGAGTCATAAACGGCATTAATGAGCCCACCGGGGAGAATTTCGGGGTGATCAAGCGGCCAGGGAATTCGAGCTTGGGCAACATCGCTGCTGGCGACAGTCAGCTCATTGTCGGGATTCGCGATGCGGTGCTGACGGTCATTGACGACGACGTGTACCAGAGCACCCCGTCGCCCTTCGCTGCCGGTTCTCCGCAGGCTCTGTCCCCAATATATGCGGGGCTGAACTTCACGGCCTCCAGGGGCGTCTATTCCCTGTCGAGTTCCATCGGGGGTCCTGTGATGATCAAGACCCCCAAAGAGGCGTGGGTGGTGACGTGAGAGTTCCCCTGCCGCCCACCCTTCTGACCCGCATATCCAACATGGACCGGGATAGACGCAATATCAACGGGGTCTATGAGAAGGGGGACGTAATTAAGCGTCCAGGGGTGGTGACTACTAACTACAACTACGCGAACCATCAAGGTGCGCTTGGCATGCAGGGGTTTTTGGTTACGGTGTACGACGATACGCTGGACGTGTTCGATTACGTCCCGATGCCCCCGCCCATCTATATCGGCGATCTGGTTGGCGGGTACTATGCGATGGTAAACAACCCCTCGACCTCTCCTGGGCCTGGAGACCCGTATTGGTCGGCTTCTCCAGCTGGAACCGACAGATGGAGAGGGTTTTGGTATGGGAGCGCCAGTAGTGGAGCAGCAGCTACCTCTCCAGAATCTCCGAACTATATGGTAGGGGATGAGGCAGCATCGGCTGCTGCGGCCGCAAAAGTTTGGGTGGAAAAGGTTATTGGAGCAAACTTGGCTGGGGTTGCCGTGTTGGACTCCGACAGCAGTTATTCCCCAGACGTTGTATCCGCAACGTTCACCTTTAATTCGTTCCCAACGCATACGTACCCGGCTGGTTTTGCTCCTTCTGGATACATTGAAATGAGCGTCAATGGAAAGAACGCTTTTTTGTCGTCCCCGTACCCAGGCGGGTGGCCATCTGGAGTTGATTGGACAGGGCCAACTACGTTTTCAGACTACGTTGGACAGGTCAGAAAGCGTCGCAGCACAACGAGCTTTACTCTAACCTCCACCGGCACGTCCGCAAAAATAGTATCGGCATCGTTGTACGGAGCTTATCAGCACATTGAGATTACTGGATGCGACCAAGCAGAGTATAACGGCCTGTTCTACGCAAAGACAACCTTGGATCCGACCTATCCCTGGCTCACTGCTGCTGAGTGGTTTTTCACTCTTTCAGGGACTCCGGCTGCGTCGCCAGCAACAGGGGCAAGCAAGCGGTTGTACTACTACGGGGCGCTTTAGCAGATGCCGACATACGCCTTGTCCGTAACCGTCGCCGGCCAGCCGTTTGACATGATGCAGTTTGTCGCTGAACAAAGCCTATACGGGGTATTCTTCAAGTCAGCCTATGACGCTTTCTCGCTGGAGGGAAACGTGCTAACCAAAGTAACAGACGCAGACTACCCTGGGTGGAGCCAACACACCCCGACGAGCATTACGCGAACCGGATCAACGGCAACGGTGACCATGCCCTCTGCGACCAACTGGCAGACCGGGAACAACGTCACGGTGGCTGGGGCCGCGCAAACCGAATACAACGGGACGTTTGCGATTACCGTCACTGACTCTACGCATTTCACCTATCAGGTTACGGGCACCCCAGCCACCCCCGCTACGGGGACCATCACGATCAAGGGCGGTCGGACAACAGTGCCGGGCATTGTGTTCCTGGATGGATATTTCTTCGTCATGGACGAGAATGCGGTCATCTATAACAGCGCCCTGAATGACCCGCTTACGTGGGGGGCGTTGGACTTCATCCAAGCGGCCATCGAGCCTGGGATGGGGGTAGCCCTCGCCAAGTCGCAGAACTACGTGGTGGCGTTCAAGGAGTGGAATACTGAGTACTTCTACAATGCCGGCAATGCTACAGGTTCTCCGCTGTCGCCGGTTCTTAGCGCATTCACCCAGATTGGTTGCGCCAACGGCGATTCTGTAGCCTATCTGGACGAGAACATCTATTGGGCGTCAAAGGCCAAGCAGCAAGGGCCTGGGGTCTGGAAGATGAAGGAGCTGGAGCAAGCTAAGGTCAGCACTCCTGACGTTGACCGCATCTTGGCCTCCGACGGAATGTCTGACGTGTACGCCTATGGGGTGCGCATTGCTGGCCACTCGTTCTATGTCCTAGGGCTTCGTACTATCGGCATGACCCTAGCGTTTGATGCCAGCAACGGAACGTGGGCAGTGTGGACCAGTCTTACGGCTCAATCCCCTGTCTCTGTCACCATTACCCAAACAGGGGGCGTAGCTACCGTCACTCAGACAGGTCACGGGCACTCCGATTGTGACCCGGTGACGATCGCAGGGGCGTCGCAGACTGCCTACAACGGGTTGAAGCAGATCACTTACGTCGATGCTGACCACTTTACTTTCCCCGTGCCTTCGGCTACAGTAACCCCAGCGACGGGGACGATCACGGCCACAGGGTACGATGAGACGTACTTCAAGTACTCGAGATATGTGAACGCTGCCGGCAGGGATTTGGTACTCCACGAGACGACCGGGGAACTGTGCGAAATCATGGATTCCGAGGTTGAAGACGACGGCCTGCCGATCAAGCTTGTCATCCGTACCGATAAGGTGGACGACGGTAATGAAGACTGGAAAACTCTGGGGAGGGTCCGGGTTATCGGGGACAAGATCGGTGGGGAAGCCATGATCCGCTGGTCTGACGACGACTACACCACTTACACGTATGGGCGGAGAGTGGATTTGTCCGCTGCTCAAGCCGTTGTGCGCCGCTGCGGCAAGTATCGCCGCAGATCATTCGAGATCATTCACATCAGGCCGGAACACGTCCAAGTGGCGGCCATCGAGCTGGACTAGGAGTTAGACATGCCTGCTGATACCTCAATCTATACCGGAATGCGCCCGTCCCTGTCCTTTGGGGGGAACTTTGACGAGTTGGGTCAACTCAGTTTCCTTCGTCAGCATCCTACCTTGGAGAGGGATGCCGCCGCTGCCGGATGGCGACCTGACGGCATGGGGAACTACCGCCGTACCTACAACGGTGTGGATCAGACGGTTCCCGCCGCCATGCTGGTCAACATGCTGGAGGAGCAGAAGCAGGCGACTGCTCTCAGCCAACCGGTCCCCGTAGGGGGTAACTACCTGAGTCAGATTCAGAGCTTGTTGGGGCAGACCCCGGCGACTGATCCTGCGGCATACGACAATCCGTACGAGCGCCGACTGCTCGAGATCATGGACAACCCGGACCAGATCGCGAACACCAACGCGTACAAGTTCCGGTTTAACCAAGGCCAACAGGCTCTGGAGCGCAGCGCAGCGGCCAGGGGAATGCTGAACTCCGGCAACACTCTGGCGGCTCTTGCCGACTACGGCCAGGGGCAGGCCTCGCAGGAGTACGGCAACGAGTTCAATCGGCTGAGTCAAGCCGTGGGTCAACGCAACCAGTTCAATCTGGGCAAGGCGGGCCTCGCTAGCCAAGATCGCAATAGTCAGGCCGGGATTGCGTTGAAGGCTCTGGGCGATTACGATCAGACTCGGATTACAGCCCAGAAGGTGGCCGCTGAGAATGCTCGCAACTTGGGCCGGATCAACCCTGGGGACCGCTCCCGCACTTCTACTTGGTAAGGAGCAACTATGTACCTCACCCTTTCTGACTTGATGGCCCTGGGAAGCGAAGGCGATGCTCCCGGTATGCGGAGGCCCAACCGTGGGCTGATTGGGGAGCAAGTAGCTGCTCCCATGGCGGACTACTGGCCGGACGAGCAAGTAGCTTTCCGCCAAGCCTTGCCCGCAGACCCCCCGCCCCCGGCCCGCTGGAACCCCATTGACAACCCTCGCCAGCCGGTGCCCTCCGGCACAGGTATGTTGCGGAATACCCGCACCGGGGCGGAGTACGTGTTCAACGGCCGCGGGCAAGCGCAAGGCCCAGAGTTAGACTACACCAGAGGTCCGGTGGAAGTATTCGGAGTCGGCAAAGGTCACTATATCAAAGGTGAGCCGATGTCCGCCATGGTGAACGGTCGCCGGGTGGACTTTGGCCGCGACACCGAGCAGGAGATGAAGCGCGACAACGCCAATCTTCTCAGGGCCAAGACGATTCAGGACATGCAGCGCACAGAGGCGGAGACTGACCGAATTCGGGCTGATACCGCCCTCAAGCAACAAGTGAAGGGGGCCAAAGCCCCTGCTGGGTGGCAGTTTGACCCTGATGGGAAACTGAGCCGCATTCCCGGTGGCCCTGCCGATGAGAAGTTCATGGCGCAGTACTACAGGGACGATCATGGGGTACAAAACAGCATCGCGTCGATGAAGAACCTGACCGATCTGGCTGCCCAGATTCTCAAGGCTCCAGGATTGTCAGGTCAGTTCGGGGTCCAAGGCGTGTTTCCTGACTTCCCTGGCGGGGAATCAGCCAACGCCAAGGTATTGCTGGGGCGTCTGAAGGATGTGGCAGGCATGTCCGCCCTGGAAGCGCTGAAGGCCGCAGGTAATAACGGCTCCAGCGGCCTGGGGGCGGTCACGGAGTTCGAGCACCGACTGCTCCAAAATCAGCTGGCCAGCTTGGACAAGGCGCAATCGCTGAAGCAGGCCAAGGACGAGATTACCAACTTGATCGCCAAGACTGAGGCAGCGGTCAAGCGTATCCAGGGACACCATTCCCGGATGTATAAGGGGATGCAGCCCCCTGCGCCGGAAAACCCCCCGCCCTCGTCCCCTACTCCACCGGCGTCGGCGCAGGAGTCCTCACTAGACAGTCTTCCTGACCCGGCCACGTGGCCTCAGGGTAAGGTGTTGCGCGACACCCAAACCGGGCAGATTCTACGGGTGGTCAACGGTAAGTGGGAGACCCAATAATGCCCAAGCTGCGCGATCTCTACGGGATTGACCTGAACAGACTAGGGGGATACCGCCCTGAGTACACCAGCGTCATGGAGCGCCCTCTCACCGATTTTGAGAGGGAGCAAAGGTCTGCGCCCATAGATCGCCCGTATGCGTCTGGCCAGCTAGAGGCCCCCATGTTTGCCCCAGACGATCTGATCGGCTCAGGCATTCCTACAAAGTTGGCGGCTCTGGCCAAGGGCAGCATCCCGGCCATCGCCGGCATATTCATCGGCCCTAAGCATCCCTCCTGGAGCAAGGAAGCAGCAGAACTGGCCCTGCAGATGAAGGCGAGCAATGTTGACCCTCGTTCTATCCATAGGGCGACAGGAACCCTGACTGAGTTCCCAGGGGTGGAGGCCATGCAAGAGTTGTCGGACAAAGGCACGAAATGGTCTGGATTATCGTTTGCCCCAGCAGAAGATTCGTATCCACACCCCGCCTTGTTCGAGGGATATCCAAGACTGGGGAGAAACAAAGTATCGGTGGCAGCCGGGCTTCCCCCTTCTGGGGCTTACTACCCCGATAGCGGGGAAATAGACGCTACCGGGTACGGGGTTTCTGATGTGGGATCGTCAATACTGCACGAACTCCAGCATGCGGTGCAGGCCGAGGAAGGCTGGCCAAGAGGATCTAGCATCGCAAGGGCTAGGAAGCTACTGGCGAACCCTACCGCTGAGGAGTCTCTTCAGAAGTACCTCAGCAATGCCGGGGAGACTATGGCCAGAATAACCCAAAACAGACGCGATATGGACGACATGCAGCGCAAGATGAAGTATCCGTTTGACGGCATTTCTCTCAAGGACCTTTGGAGCGAATAATGGGAAGATACGTTGTTGAAGACGAAGCCGGGGCAAGCGGTCCTGGCGTACTGCAACGGGCTGGGAACTGGATCGCGGATACCTTCGGCCCCAACGGTAACCTGAGGGGGTCGTCCATCGGAGGGGTCATGCAGGGGATGGCCAACCCCGTAGTTGGGGCAGTCCAGCTTGGGGCTCATGCCCTGGGCCTGGGGGACAAGATTGACCCCGCCATAGCGGCCAAGGAGCAGGAGTACCAGCAGGCCAGGAAAGCCGCTGGCCGGGAAGGGTTCGACGCCGCCCAAATGATCGGGGAGGTCGCCAGCCCGGTCAATCTGGTACTTGGGGCTCTTGGTAGGGCTGCCTCTGGCGCTTCCCTCGGTTCCCGAGTCGGAGCGGGGGCGGGGGCGGGGGCCGTCTCCGGCCTGATGTTTCCGGTAACATCGCCTGAGGATCAGGCAAACTACTGGACCACCAAAGGCCAACAGACGGCTGTTGGGGCTGGTGTAGGGGGGGCAGTCCCCGCTGCGTTTGCCGGTGCCGCTCGAGTTCTCAGCCCCAAAGCCTCAACCAATCCTGACGTCAGGATGCTTCTTGATGGCGGGGTTCGGCTTACGCCAGGGCAGGTCCTTGGGGGCATTCCGGCACGCGTCGAAGAAAAATCTCGCAGCCTGTTTGGCCTGGGCGACGCCATTTCGTCGTCGTTTAACAGGGCGGAGCGCGATCTTAACACCATGGTCTTGAACAAGGGCCTGGAGCTTGTCGGCCCGATGGTAGGTCTTCCCACCAAAGCCCTGGCCCCTGGCCACGCTGGGATTGCTCAGCTCAGAGACACGGCGCAATTGGCATACAACAAGCTGGTTCCCCATTTGACGGCTGATCTGAATGATACGCAGTTCTACGCCAATGTCCAGCTTCTGCGTCAACACGTCGCCCAGATGCCGAAAGAGTACAGCGACGCGTTCGATTACATTGTGAACAGAGAATTGGGCTCTCGCATGGGACCGAACGGCCAGCTGCAGGGGGAACTGCTTCAGGATGCGGTCAGGTCGTTGAGGGATGAAGGGTCCAGGTACAGTAGGTCGTCGTCGGCCTTTGAAAACGACCTGGGTGAAGCCCTCAAGGCCCTCCAATCGGAAATTAAAGACCTCTTGGAGCGGACTAACCCACAATTCTCTGACGAATTTCGGAGGATCAACACGGCCTGGAGAATCTTGAGTGCAGCACGGGAGGCGTCCAAATCGGTCGCAGCACCCGAGGGCGTATTCAACCCGGCGCAGTTCCACTCTGCTGTCAGGGCTCAAGACATCACGAAAGGGAAGCGCGCATTCTCGGAGGGCGACGCGTTCCTTCAGGACCTGTCAGGCCCGGCCAAAACCATCTTGGCCTCGCACCCCGACAGTGGTCTCACCGGAAGGCTGGCGGCAACCGCAGGAGCGCTGGCGTCGGGATTCGCGCAGCCTGCTATTCCTTTATCCCTGTTGGCCTCTTCGGCGGCATACGCCCCCTGGATTCAGGACAAGATCGTGAAAGGAATCGTCAATCGGCCTGCGGCAGCTGGCCCGTTGGCTGATCTGCTTCGGAGAGGCGGGGTCTATGCTGCGCCGGGCGTTGCCGGCCACGTTGCGGACCGCTAACCATGGGAGTCGTCGTTTCTCCTCCTCCGCCAAAAAAAGACGCCAAGTTCGACGACTGGATGTATCTATTTTGGAAACGATTGCTTAACGCAATCGGGATTCCAGCAGGCGGAGATACTAACCAAGTTCTAACTAAGGTCTCTCCAACATCTTACGACGTTACGTGGGCTGACGTAGCATCCGGCGGCATTCCAGCTGGAGGTTATACCGGATATGTTCTGACGAAACTTTCGGACTCCGATTACGACGCTGGCTGGGAGCCTTCGCAGGATATAGCGAAGCCTCCCGCAAATAACATAGTTCATAACAGCAACTTTCAAGTTCGTGATATTGACGAACAA